CGTGGGGGCCGATGACGGGGCGATCGCCCGCGCCGGGGGGGGGGGGTGCGGGGGGTGCGGCGCGGGCGTGGGCACGGTCAGGCAGCCTTTCCGGTAGCGGCGATGGGGCGGATGGCGCGCTCGCACTCCGGGCTGTCGTCGCAGTCGCGGCACGGGGCGGCCTTGCCGCGGGCGCAGAGGGTGCGGCTGACGATGCCGGAGAGGGTGCGCAGGGGCCAGAGGACGGGCCGCAGGAGGGTGTGGACGAGGCGCTCGATGGCGGCGTCGTGGAGCTGGCCGGGGTCGGCGTGGGCGAGGAGCGGCCGCGGGGTGTCGCGGTAGCCTTCGGCGCACCGGTCCGGCTGGGCGACTTGGCGCAGTTCGGGGGCGGGATTTTCCAAGGCGCGGCGGATGAGGGCCGCTGGGGTGCGGGCGGCCATGTTCAGAGGCTCCGGCTGTCGACGCGGTCGCGGAATGGCTTGGCGAGGATGAGGCGGGCGCGGCGGTGG